TCCATGGCGCGCAGCACGCTGCGGACTTTGCCCTGGACGTTGGTGCCAGCAGTGCCAAACACAAAGTCGATCGAGATCTTCTCGAGGCCAAACTCGGTGAAATAGTCATAAAGCGTGGTGCCCGCGCCGTCTTTCACGATGCCACGCAGCGCATTCATCTCCATGTATTCGCGGGTCTGGGCATGCTTGCGGCGCATCAGTGTGAGCTTGCGGTTCATAACCTCGACCAAAGGATCGGCTGCGTCCGACACACCCAGCGCTGGCATCCCCTGGATATCTGCAGGCAGGATCACGTCATCATGCGGGATCCAGGGCAGCGCAAAGGACCGCATCGAGCGCTGTTCGCGGTTGCCCACGGTGGCGGGCGCGCCCAGTGGCACGGATGGGAGCAAGCTCAGCACGCCCTCGCGCTGTTCAATCACGATGGAGCGTTGCGTGACGCCCTCAAAGCGAAACAGGCCGATCTGGCCCAGGCGGGTGTAGAGATTAGGCAGGATGTTGATGGCCTGCGTCATCTCGGCGAGCGAATAGCCGCCCGCGTCAAACGGGTTGCGGGTAATGGTCATGGGGAAACTCCGGGGGAATGAGGGGGTGATGCGCGTAAACGCGATGATGAGAAGGGGTGCTCTGCTGGATCAGGCGGTATCGCGTGGGATGATGCCGAGGGCTGCAAGCTGGCCGTGCTTGGTGGCAATCTTCGCTGCGTCATCGACGGTGGCATCAAAGACCAGCGCTGCTTTGGAGACGATGGCGGGGCCGCGGGCAAGAATGATGGCTGTGGCATCTGCTGTCGTCGCGTCGACCGCATAGAGCAGCACGGCTGCGGCCGTTTGGGCGCCGTCCGATCCGCCGGAGGTCGCAAGCTTGTATTTGCCGCTGGCGGTGATTTTGCCAAGTACCGCGCCGACGGGATAGGCGGTGCCCGCCAGCAGGGTCACTGTTTCACGGGTAAAGTTGGGGTTCAGTTCGTATTTGAGAACATCGCCCATGGTGGGCGGCTGGGTCAGGACGGTCATGTCGGGGATCCTTGTGATCAGTGGTCAAAAAGAAATCCCCTGCCGGGAAGGTGCGGCAGGGGATCAGGTGGCAGGGCAAGAGGATGGGGTGGGACTCAGCCCTTTGCGCCTGCAGAGGCCGCGCGTTTTGCGGCGGCAATGATCGGACTTTCTTTGGTTTGCGGCAGAACAGGCGAGGCGGGTGCTGCCACAATGTCGCGGGCATCAGCTGCTGCGGCAGCGCGCTGCAATACAAGTGAGCGCAAAGCCTCTGGTGTGGTCCCGTCGCGAAGCGCCTGTGCGGCATCAATGGCGATGCCGAGCCGTCCGGCTTGTGCGGCTATTTCGGCGACCTCCGCGGCCGCCTCGCGCAGCTGCGCCGAGATTTCGGCCAGATTGCCGGGTTGTGCTGCCGCTGGGGCGGGCGCCTCTTCAGTGGAGGGCGCAGGTGGCGTGGGTAAGCTTGCTTCCGGTACCAATGCAGCGGGCGCGCCGGCGGCCGTGGAGGCATCATCATGTGCTGGTGCAGCATCAGAAGTGTTGCTTGTCTCATCCATTTGCAGACCATCGGCATCCTCCGGCGAGGTGGTTTCGGTATCGGGCACTTGGGCCATGGCTAATTCCTTTCGGGAGCTGGTTTGGTGGGTGATGGTCTGGCGTGCTGATGCGGGAATTCGGCGTGCGATCGTGGATGCTGAACCGCCGGATATGACCTGCCGGAACGCGTTCAACCCGCCTGCCAGATCGGTGACCTCATCAGCAAGGCCTGCGGCAACGGCGTCGGTGCCGCGATATGTGGCCGCTTCGGTTGCAAGAGCCGCATCCTGGGTCAGACGCCCACCGCGGCCTGCTGCGACGGTTTCGGCAAAAAGAAACCGCAGCACATCGATTTCGCCCTGGATGTCGGCGCGAACCCCGTCAGGCAAAGGCGCGTAAGGATTGCCATCGACCTTGTGTGCACCGGAGTGGATCAGCGTGACACGCATGCCGTCCTGATCAAGCTGGCCACTCATATCGGCATGCATCACAACCACACCGATGCTGCCCACCGCACCAGTGCGGGGTAGCAAGATCCGATCCGCCTGGCTGGCCAGCGCATAGCCGGCCGAGAAGGCGTGTTCGGCCACAAAGGCCCAGACCGGCTTGCTGCCCCGGATAGCACGAATGCGATCTGCCAAGTCAAAAACACCGGCAACCTCGCCGCCAAAGCTGTCGATCTCGAGCGCGACTGCGCGCACGGCCGGATCATTGCCCGCTGCATCGATCTGGGCAGCGATGCCCTCATAGCTGGTCTGGCCCGACGACTGCCCGATCCAAGCACCGCGGTGGATCAGCACGCCGGAGATTTCGATCACGGCGATGCCGTCTACAACCGGGTAGGGGGCATCACCATGTTGGCGCAGGCGCTCGGCTAGGTTCCCTGCAAGAATGCTGGCGCGGGCGGGCAGGGCAGCAGCGCGGGTTTCCTCTTCGCCCTCGCCATGCAGCATCTCGACCTGTCGCCCAAGAATGCGTGGCCCAAACCCTGACAGAAACGCCGTGGCTTTTGAAGGTTCAATAAGCAGTGGCGTGTTGAACGCGCGTGCGGCAATGCGGGCATGGATCATCAGGGCTGGTCCTCGTTAATAACCGCACGCTCAGTCGCGTTGTCGGATGTGCCATCTTCGTCATCACTGTTGTCGCCAGGCACCGCATCAACACCCTGCGCAGGTGAACCCGGGCGACGGAAATCAAGACCCATCGCGCGCTCACGTTCGCGCTCTGCCGCAATTTCGCGATCAACCTGCTCAGCGTCATAGCCCCGCTCTGAGATGGCCTGGCTGCGGGATTTGAGGCCTGCTTCGATCTGGGCGATTTCGGCATTGGCGTCTTTGAGCGGATCCACCCAGTCCCACTTTGTGGGCAGCCAGTTTGCGGCCAGCAGACGCGTCCGGTCAGCTTCATAGCCTGGTAATACAAGCGCGCCAGACAGAACGGCGGTATCCATCCAGCGGGCATAGATGGGACGGCACAGCTGGTAGACCATGACAGAATGCTGCCAGGCCGAAACACGGCGGCGGAACTCGATCAGCGCCAGCCGTGAGTTCGAGAAGTTCCCCTTCACCATGTCATTGGCGAGGTAGGGATAGGGGATGCCGAGTGCTGCCGAGATCTGCAGCAACGTGCGGTACTGGAACGGCTCATAGGTCGCCCCGCTGTCGGCGGGCTGGCCGACCGTCACATCTTCACCCGGATCCAGCCGGACAATCTGCCCAGGGCTGATCTCGACGCCCGCGGGCATCTCCTCGTCGTCCAAGGGGGCGAGCGGGTTCTCTGGCGCAGGAGAGGTCACGAACATCGCGTACATCGCGGCGACCTTTTTGCGGTCGAGCTCGGCGTCGTCGTATTGATCAAGCAGGAACAGTTTCACAATTGCGGGCGCCAGTTTCGATACGCCGCGCAGCTGCCCACCCTCGACCGGGTCAATGACGTGGATGATCTCTGAAGCTGGCACCCTCACGATCTCACCCGATAGGCCCGGATCGGTGCTGTCGCCCGGATGCCGGCGCAGAAAGTGATAGGCGACGCGCCGTCCGATGCGGTCAAACTCGATGCCCTGCCTGATCGCGTTGCCATTTTGCGCCACACCCGTTTCATGCAGCGGTAACATTTCCGAGGGCAGCATCTGTAGCTGGAGGGGCACCGTCAGCCCATCCTCGACCCGGCGCGGCCTTATCCGCACGAAGACTTCACCCGCGATGAAAACTTCGCGTGCCGCCCGGCGCTGCAAGCCGTAGAAATCCGTCAGCCCCTCGGCATCGGCCTCGTCGGTCCAGGCCAGCCACAGTCGCTGCAGCTCTTCCTTGCGTGCAGCGTCCGCAATCTTCGAGATTGGCTTGATCCCGTCGCCCACGGTATTGGCGGCCCAGCTTTCAACTGCATTCACGGCATAGCCATTGTTGCGCACCAGCCAGCGCGCGCGAGCGGTGATATCGGGGCCCAAGGCTGCAATCAGCGCATTCACATGGGCCCGCGTGGCTTGGAACCCGCGCAGACGTCGGTGGTGCTGTCCGGCATCAAAGCCGCCGATGAAGGCGCCGAGGCGCTGTCGCCAGTTCATCACAGGTCCTTCACGGCATGGGGCCGCAGGATCCGCCCGGCTCCACGCTCTGCTTTTGCAATCCTGCGTTCGATGTCACTTACAGCCGCCGCGAGTTCGGCATCAGTGCCATAGGTCACGGTCTTGCCGTCATAGCTGACCGACCGCGTGCCGCTGTAGCGTGCGGCCAGCAGCGCACTGTGGCGTGATTTGAGGTCATCGAGGGTCATTGGTTATTCCATGTATTTAGGCGTGCTGATCTTCCAGCCGCGCCGCCGGGGGCCGCTGATGCGCCCCGCTTGAGGTTCGGTCGTTTTCTCGGTCTCTACGGTTTGCGCGATGGCTGTGGTTTCCACGCCGGCCTGCTTTTCCAGTTGCCGCCACATCCGCTCATCAAAGCGATCTGCCCCGATGATCCAGGCCGCAGCACGGGCATAGACCCGTGTGTCGAGCGCCTCGTTGCGCTCGCGCAGTTTTTGCCATTCCTGGCGGGCAAAGCCGCGCTTGTTGCGGATCGTGACCAGTTGCTCGCCCACCAGCTGTTTGAGCCATTCGCTGTCAGCCCAGTCGGGCAGGTGGATCATGCCCGCTGGATTGGGTTCCCCTTGAGCGCGATCCTCATCGGATGGCCGCGCGACCCGCAGATAGCGATAAGTTTCCGCCTTGAAGGTGGCCGTTGCCACGGTCCAGAGCCGCGCGCCGCGTTTCAGTTTCCGTCCGTTCACCGTGGCGTCGACGAAGGTCGGCCCCGATACCGGCGTTGCCCGGTTGAACCCTTCCAAGCCTTTCACGGGGGCAACTTGCGCAATGCCCTGCTTTCGGGCCCAGGCATAAACAGCGGCGGACTCGTAGCCGGTATCGATTGCCAGCTTCGCCAACGTCATGATCGCACCGTTCTCATGCGTCCATGTTCGGCCCAGCAAGGCCGTCAGTTTTTCCCAACATGCCGGATCATCTGGTCCACCCGGGATGACAATGTGATCAACGAGCCAGCTTTCCAGCCCGCGGCCCCAGGCCCAGACATCTACCTCGATGCGGTCTTTTTGCACATCGGCCCCCGCGGTCAGGAACAACCCACCCATTGGGACCTGGGCCGCAAACATTTCTCGTTGATCCGCGAGGCGCTGCCATTCCGGGGCTTCGCCACTTTCGACCCAGGTCTCGCCCAGCAGGGTGTTGCGCGCCGCACGCAGCATCTCGTCCGAGCCTTGGGCCGCCAGCCAGTCCCGCGCAATCTGCTCCCAGCTTTTCCAGCCGATCGGAGAATAAAGCGCCGAGAGGTGGAACCCGATGGCGTTGGGATCAGCGCTGGTCGCTGTCGCTCGCCATTCGCCCTGTTCGAGCAACTGCGTTTTATGATGCTCGGCGATGGGCTTCTCACAGGCCTCGCAATGATACGCTGCCGTTTCCGGCTGGCCCTTGTCCCAGCGCAGCCGCTCGAACTGCAGCCATTGCATTGCACTACAATGCGGACAGGGCACGAAATACCGCCGCTGGTCGCTGGCTTCGAACTCGCGCTCGATCCGGCTGAGCCCCCGGATCGTTGGGGTTGAGACCATGAACACCTTGCGCCGATGCGCAAACGTCGTGGTGCGGGCCTCGGCCAGGCTGACCGGATCGCCTTCTTCGTCGGCAGAGGCGGGATAGGCATCGACCTCATCCAGAAACACATAGCGCGCGGGCATCGAGCGCAGGCCGGTTGCCGAGTTCGCCCCGGTGAGCACAAGAATGCCGCCGGGAAACTCCTTGGAGAGCATCGAATTGCCTGCATCGCGTGACCGCGCCGGCTGGACCCGTTCTTTCAGCGCGGGGCTGTCCTCAATCAGCGGATCAATCCGGCCGCGCGAGGTGCGCTTGGCCATCTCCACCGTCGGCAGCACCGCCAGCATGGGCCCCGGCGCGTGATGGATCACAAAGCCGATCCAGTTGTTTCCGGCCTCCGTCGCCCCGACCTGCGCCGCTTTCATGAACGATATCCGCTGCGCCGGATGACCGGGCGACAGCGCATCCATGATCGCGCGCAGATAGGGCGTCCGCGATGTCCGGTACTGCCCAGGCTCTGCCGAGGCCCGCGATGACAACTTGCGATGCGCATCTGCCCATTGCGACACCGTCAGGTCCGGATCGGGCCGTATGCCGCGACGCCAGACACGCAGGATGTCCTCGGCGCCGTCAAAGCCGAGATCAAGGCCCTCGGTCAGCTCGCCATCGTTCAGGCTCTGATCAGCATTCCCATCACTTCCTTCATTCAAGCGAGACGCGGAGGTCTGCCAGGGCGTTGAGCTGCTCTCGGACATGGGTTTTCAGCACCCTTTGCAGGATCGCAGTCTCGATTGTCACGGGCACCCCCGATACCTTCTCCATTTCTGCGGATAGTTGCGCGGCCATCAGAGCGGATACGCGGGTGGGCCAAGTGACCCAAGTATCGCGCTCCTGGCGCGCAAGACGAAACACCAGCGTTTCCGCCCGTGCGCGGTCAACCAACACGCCTTTCTTGCGCTGGATCGACAGCTGGCGCTCTTGTGCTTGGTAGACCGTCAGCGCTGTGCGCGCCTTCAGATAGGACGTGCTGTCGCCCGGGCCGGCACTTGCACTCCCGATCGCTACAGCATCACCCCCAGCGCCTAATCCGCCCCGCGACCGCATCTGTTGATCCGGATCTGTCATCGTATCCCGGCGTGCATCCGAGGCCGCTGCATCAATTGACCCATCGGGAAACAGCACCAAGCGCCCGTTCTTGCGGGCCTTCTGCACGGCCCCGCGCGACAGGCCCGTGCGTTCCGCATAGGCGCGTTCTGACAGTCCTTCCATGGCGATTGGTTTGCCCTCAACGCATTGTAAATAAAGATAAATAGCGATCTAATTGAGTTGATTACACTTCGCGATAGAGCGACTCTGGTCTCACGCAAACACGCCTGACCGGAGACAAAACCATGACACTTGCAGAACGCTACAATGCCCAAGCCAAACGCCTGCTGCCGCACATGGCAGACAGCCTGGCAGTCGATCCCACCATCACCAGCTCCGGCGAGATCGACGACATCGTGTTTCGCCGGAGCGAACTGCTCGGCGGGATGGCGATCGCCATTCTTGCCATAATCGACCAGCAAGATTGAGAGGCTAGACAATGACCACGCACGCCATCCTGCCCAGCCGCAACGAAGACTACGGATTTTTCCAAACCCTGACCAACTGCCCGCAGCGCGATCGTCGCAGCGCAGAGGTCTGGGTGCTGGCCTCGACCATGATTGCGGCTACCATCCGCGCTGATAGCGAGGACGAGATGATCGGCATTTGCGATTTTCTGGACAGCCGGATGGGCCGTCACTTTGCCGATGATGTGGTTAACAACATGACGGGCTGCAATATCGACAGCGAGACTGCCATCAGCTCCGCGATCCGCCGCTGGCAGGATTGGCGCATTAGCAAGCGAACCGAGCGCGACGAGGGCATTCCCGCAGGGCTGCCTTACCTGACGGGCTGGGTGCAGCATTATGCCATCACTGCAGCGATGGCAGAGTCAGGCTAACCGACACCCATGAGGCTTTGTTTGGCCCGCGCCAGCGCGGGCCCTGCGCCGGTAGAAGGGTGGGCATCTTGCGACACCCGTTGAGTTATTGTCGAGTCTGGTGTTTGAGGGTTCACGGTCATGCGGCGATCTGGTCTGGGTTTTGGGTTTCGATGCCGTCTTTGAACGTGACACCAGTGATGACTTTGGCGAGGTAATCAAAGCCGCGTAGTTTCCTCCAATTTTGCTCAGCGCATTGCCCGAGCTTGAACATCATGTGCAACATGCCGTCGCGGGTGAGACAGCCCTTTGAACGTTTAGTCCTATGTCGGATCGTGGCAAAGGCTGATTCAATCGGGTTGCTGGTGCGGATGCTTTGCCAATGCTGTGCTGGGAAGTCGAAGAATGCCATGAGCTCCTCACGGTCCTTCTGTAGGCACAGAGTTGCCTTGGGGTACTTTGCCTCATAGGTTTTGATGAACAGGTCGAACGCCTTTGCCGCATCATTTTTGGTCTCTGCTTGCCAGATATCGTGGATCGCGGCCTTTGCTTTCGGCTGCGACAGCTTGGGCAGGCAATTCAGCACATTCATCGTTTTGTGCTGCCAGCAGCGTTGCTGGCGGGTTGTTGGGTAAATCTCATCCATGGCGGCCCAGAACCCCATGGCACCGTCTCCGATAGCCAGCTTGGGCGCGTTCATCCCCCGCTCTTTGAGGTTGAGTAGGACTTCGCGCCAGCTTTGAGTGGACTCGCGCACTCCGTCCTCGATCGCCAAGAACCGCTTCTTGCCACGAGCTGTCACACCAACAATTACAAGGGCGCAGAGCTTGTCGTCGGTGCCGCGCAAGCCGCTATGAACACCGTCAGCCCAGATATAAACGATTGGCTCATCGTCCAGCGCAGTTTCTCGCCAGCCATCATACTCGGCTGCCCAACCTCGCTTGAGGCGCGACACCGTGTTAGCGGATAAGCCCGCCGCATCAGGGCCGAGCAGGACCTTGAGGGCAGCGCCCATCTCACCACTGGAAACACCTTTGAGGTAAAGCCAAGGCAAGGCGGCTTCCAGCGACTTGGTTCTACGCACGTAGGGCGGAACTAGGGCAGAGCGAAAGGTCACGGGTGTGCCGTCTTTTGAACGAACCTTGGGAATGCGCACGCTCACAGGCCCGATACCTGTTTGAAAGGGTCGCGCCGGATGATGCCCGTTGCGTACGACAGCCGCGTGACCCGTCTGAGTGCGCAAGTCGGCAAACTGCGCCATGTAGCCTGCCAGTTCGTCCTCGACGGCTGATGCGATCAATGCCTGCGCTCCCGTTTTCAGTAATTCCGTCAGCGCGTCCGTCATCTCGTCTCGACGGGAAAAATCAACAATGTTAGTCGTTTCCATGGTGGTGTATCTCCTTCGGTTGGGCTGCTGTCTCACAACAACAATTCAACCAGATACGCCGCCAACCTTCAAACCGCCCAAACACCAGATTCAGTCATAACTCAGCAAAAAATGTCTTTTGTTCGCGTGTCTAAGTGTAATCATCCCCAAAACTAAGGGTATGCGGAAGTAGAATTTTCTCGGCAAGAAT